ACGTGGCCAGCATCCAGAACATCACCAAAGCCTACAACGAAGAGAAAAAGTTTCCCGAAATGGACGCCTACCTGATTTCGAAGTTGTATGCCGATTGGAAAGCGCAGTCCATGACGCCCATTGAATTGGCGCTGACCACCGAAAACGTTCTGACCGCTTTCGACACCATGTATCAGGCGATGACGGAGAAGCGTGTGCCGCAGAATGGCCGTTACTGCTATATCCTGCCGGCCGTGGATACGCTGCTGAAAAATGCGGCGGGGCTGTACCGCACGCTCAATGTGGGGGTTTCTTCTGAGGTCATCAAGCGCGCAATCAGCAACATCGACAACGTGCAGTTTGTCACTGTTCCGTCCGAGCTGATGAAGACCCTGTACAACTTCACAGAGGGTTACAAGCCCGAAGAAAACGCGCAGCAGATTTCCATGTTCATGGTGCACCCCAGCGCCGTGATTACGCCCATCGCATACGAATTTGCACGGCTCGACCCGCCGCACGCTTTAAGTGAGGGGAAATACGTGTATTTCGAGGAATCCGATGAAGACGTATTTATCCTCAACAATCGCAAAGATGCGTTGCAGTTTGTGGTTGAGCCTGCCGCTGGCGTAGGTGGCTGACTTCACAGAAACGGCCCGCCCTTACTGGGCGGGCCACTTTTAAGGAGGAAATTTTATGTATAAAGCTATCAAAGCAAACCGCGTCGTTGATATCCCGGAATCCAAGGCGGAATCTTATCTGGCCGAGGGATACTCCATCTTCGACAAAGCGGGTAATCTTGTGCTCGCGCCTAAAACCATCGTGGCAGAGAAACTTTCCAAAGAGGTGGAGGCACTGAAAGAGAAGAACGCCGCGTTGACAGCCGAGAATGAAGCGCTGCGCACGGAGCTGGCGGCGTTGAAAGCTATGGAGGCACAGGCCCAGCAGACCTCGTTTAAGTGTGCGGTGTGCGGCAAGGAATACAAATCCGAAAAGGCGCTGACGGAACACATCGCCAAGGTCCACCCGGACACCGACAGTCCGGAGAAATAAGACGGTGGCGGGCATGTACGCAGACTATGAATACTACTCAAGAACATACTTCGGCAGGGATATTGCGCCGGAAGATTGGCCCCGGGCTGCGCGCATGGCTGATGCGTTCATCGACAAGCTGACGTTTAATCGCCTGCGCGCAGGCTGGGAGGTAACGGATGCGGTGCGGAATGCGTGCTGTGCCGTCGCTGACGAAATGCGTGCGCAGGAGGAATATTCTCACGCCGCCCGTGCAGCGGCGCTGGGGATAAGGTCCGAGAATAACGACGGGTACAGTGCAAGCTTTTCGGCTTATTCGGAGACCCAGGCTTCCATGAACGCGCGGCTGCTTGAGGCGGCAGAGATGTATCTATCACCTGCGGACCCGCTCCGTTACGCAGGCATCTACCATTGCAGCAGGAAGGAACAGGACAATGATAAAAGCCATTGAGACAGTCACGGTTGTGAACCACACGTTGGACGGAGACGATGACATCTTCCGCTGCACGGTGGTTCGCGGGGCCTCGTGGTATTGGCAGAATAACGTGAGTGTATCCGAAAGCGGATTGAACTCTGCAAGGCTGCTGAAATGCCGTATCCCGGCCGGAAATGTGCCAGAGGGACTCACGGTGAATCCGGGCGATAAAATCGTCCTCGGTGCCTTGGAGAGCGTCTCAGCTGAAGAATTCGGAGAATTGGCCCACACCCATGAGAGCGCAACGGTGCTTGACGTGCATCGGAACCTATTTGGAGTCAATCGCCACATCTACATTGAGGGGGCGTGAACATTGTTCAATGTAACGCTGGAGTTTGACAGCATCGACAAGATACTGGATAATCACGGCCTTGGACCTGGCGGCGTGGGGCAGAACTTTGTGGATAACGAAGTTATTCTTTTTTGCGATCCCAAAGTCCCATTCGATACAGGTACATTGAAAAATAGCGCGAAGGATGCCTCGCTTATTGGCTTTGGCACCATTATTTACGAGGGACCATACGCCAGATATCTGTATTACGGGCAGGTGTACGGCCCGAACATCCCGATTTACAGCGGGAAGAATCTGGTCGGATTCCGCAGTCCCAAAGGCAAGAAGAAGCGGCCCACTGGTCGGCCATTAAGCTATCACGGCGCGCCGGAACGCGGCGCATTCTGGTTTGAACGGGCCATGGCAGAGCACAAGAAAGATATTATACAGAGGCTGCAGAAGCTCATAGGGGGCAAGTGAGATGGCAGATGCATTGACAGCAACACGAAGCTGGCTCCGAAGCTGCCCGCTGATCGACAAAGCCAACCGTTTCAATGTTGCATACCTGGGCGATAAATCAGTGGAATATACGCTGACGACCGCCAGCGAGACCCACAAGGAAGATATCTGTGGCGGAGACCTTGCTACCTACAATCTGGTTTTTATGGCGCGTATGCCCTTTGGAGCGGCGCTGGGAGTAAATGTCGCCGCCGCTGAATTTTTCGCCGGTCTGAGCGCATGGGTGCGCGAGCAGGAACGGCAGCACAATTATCCCGCTGTGGACGGCTACCGCGCAACGCAGGTATCCGCGACAAATGCGGGGGTCGTGATTTCCGCGGAGGCCAATTCCGCGCAGTATCAATTACAATTACAACTGAATTTAGAGGAGGACTAAGATATGGCAGAAAATATCGCTGCAATCAATCTGGCGCCCGGCCTCAAGGCAGACCGCAAGCTTGAAATGATTTTTGTGAACATGGGCACCAGTGAAACAGCCGAGTGGGAAATCCTGGGCCGTGGAGTGGAAGAAGCGTCTGTGGCGTTTAACCACGATACGAACCAGGCAACCGATATCCTGGGCATCACCGATACCGTTGTTTCGCCGGCAAAACCCGAATTCGACCTCGATCCGTGCACGATTCGCGGCGGGCAGAAGCTCAGTGAGAAGCTGTTGGACATCGAACGTCGAAATGCCATTGCAGAGCTGGGACAGTTTGAGATCCTGCATGTGCATTGCTACTTGGGGACCGCGCCTTCATTCACCGCCGAACTGCATAAGAACTGCACCATTGTGCCGCAGAGCCTCGGAGGCAGCTCCTATGTGGATATGCCCATGAACGTGTATCTCAGCAATGATAAGACCTTGGGCACTGTGACGATAGCGAACGGCGTTCCCACGTTCAAAGCCGACGCTGCAGCGGAATAACAGGAGGGAAGCATTGTGGCAGTATTAAATATCAACCTTGGTCTAAAAAGCTATGAAATCTGTGACACCGACGGCAATACCGTCGGTGTCATTCGTTTTAACCCGTCCGATCCCGGCATGGTATCTCGCTGGAAAGAGGTGCAGGAGTTTATAAACGGCTTCGACGAAAAGGAATACAATACCCCGGAGAAAATCGGCGAAGCGGATCGGGCAATCAAAGAAAAATTCAACTATGCTTTCGGCACAGATGTCTCCAGTGTGCTTTTTCAGAACGTGAGCAGCCTTGCATTGTGCGAGGACGGCAGAATGATTTTGGAAAACGTGCTGGAGGCTGTGCAGCCCATCATCGAAGAGGCGATGAAGGTTGCGCAAAAGAACTCGGAAGCTCGCGTGCGTGCGCGCACGGTGGAATATGAGGGCAGCAAGAAAGGGCTTGCCCCCGGGCAACGATGAGCGCCTGGAACCTCCCCGTAGCCGTTTCTGTGTGTGGAAAAGAGTTTGTCATCCGGAGCGATTTCCGTGCGGTGCTGGACGCTCTGGCGGTGCTGGACGATGCCCAGCTTACACCGCCGGAGCGGCAATTCGCATGCATGAGGATACTGTATCCGGACTGGCAGGAGATATCTGACTGGGGAGAGGCGTTCCGCGCTGCGATGCAATTCGTGAATTGCGGAAAGCCCGTGCCGGAAAATCAGCCACCAAAGCCAAAGCTGGTGGACTGGGAAAAGGACGTGGAAATCATTGCTCCCGCAGTCGATGCAGTTCTCGGATATTCGTGCCGACGCTGCGAGTATCTGCATTGGTGGGAATTCGTTGGAGCATACAGCAATATCGGCCGTGGGCTCTTCGCGGAAGTCGTGAACATACGCAGCAAGCGGGTAAAGGGAAAACCGCTTGAAAAGTACGAAAAGGAATTCGTCCGGGAGCATCCGGATCTGGTGAACATCACCTCACAGCTGACGGCTGAAGAGGAAGAATTTTTTAAAAGATTGGGGGTGTAAGGTGTGGCGGATGGCCGGATTATTATTGACACGCGCATTCGGAAGGATAACGCGAAGAAAGACCTGAACGAGTTACGCAAAGATGCCCAGGCAACCGCGAGCGAAATCAGCAAGATAGACCAGAAGATTCACGAGGCACAAGGCGATACAAAGCTGGCGGATGATCTAAAGAATGCGCAAGCGGCGGCAGCTGCTACGGAAAAAGAGCTGGAAATGATAGATGCTGCTCTCATAAGGATGAAACGCAGCGGTCAGGGAAATACGGAAAGCTTCTTGAGCATGCAGCAGGCCGGCGAGGGGCTGAGAGAAAAGTATAACGCCCAGCTCGCAGCGCAATCAAAGGCACAGGCTGCTTATGACAGACAGCAGGCAAGTATAGCCGGCATGACTGCCGCGCGAGGAATATTGGCGGGGCAGCTTGCTGAAACACAGAAGTTTGAACAGCAGGCATCAGCAATACAACGGGCAAAAACTGCAGTAACGTCCTTTGGCAATTCTTTGCGCAAAGCGGGCGGGGCCTTTGGAGCGCTCATAAAGCGTGCAAAAGCGTTCATGTCCCATATGATAAAGGCACCGAAACTGATGGGTACCTTCGGCAGCCGAATGCGTGAGATCGCTTTCGGAGCGCTTCTGTTCAATGGGATTTCAGCAGCCTTGCGAAACTTTACAACTGGACTGCAGAACGCCCTCCGCCAATCCGGCGCATTCGTGACGACCATGTCCAATCTGAAAGGCGCAGCCCTGAACGCCACGGCGCCGCTTGTATCAGCTCTTACGCCAGCGCTTACCGCTCTCGCGAATGCGGCAGCGGTGGCGCTTTCTTATCTTTCGAGACTGTTCGCATTTTTCACAGGGAAAAGCATCTCCGGGCTGAAAGCTACGGCAAAAGCGATGGGCGGTGCGGCGAGCAGCGCAAAAGAGCTGAAAAACAACATGCTTGGAATCGATGAACTTAACGTGGTCGATTCTGGGGCTTCTGGCGGCGGCGGAGGCGGGCTGGGGAATATAGAACCCAATTATGGCTTTGAGGGGCAAAACGACTTTCTGGATACCTTGATGGCCGCGATAGAAAGCGGCGACTGGGCGGGGGCGGGTATCCTGCTTGCGGACAAGGTAAATAGCATGGTAGAAAGCGTGGATGCTTATTCGTGGGGGCAGAAGCTGGGCACGATACTGCAAAACGGCATTGTCTTCGGATATAGCTTCCTTACAACCTTCGACTGGAATGGACTCGGAGCCAAGCTGGCCGGGTTTGTTAACGGCCTTCTGGACAAGGTGGATGGCGCACAGCTTGGCGCACTCTTCGCGGCAAAATTCACAATTGCGATACGCACACTCGGCACATTTCTCGCGAACCTCGATTGGGCAACATTGGGCGAACAGATCAGCAGTTTTGCGATTGGATTTCTCTCGGCGCTTGCGGATTCGTTACAGTCCGTGGATTGGAGCGCCATTGGCACAGGTATAGCTACACTGTTGATGAACATCGACTGGGCCGGGGTGATCTCTGCGGTGTTTGAGGTCATAAAGGCCGCATTCCATATTCTGTTGCCCGGACTGCTGGCTTTCATAGGAATGCATCTGGTAAAAATGATAGGCAGTTCGCTTTTGAGCATGTTGATTACATCCGCGGGGCAGAGCATTGCGACATTTTTCTCCACAATGCTTCCGACGGTTCTTTCCAACCTCGGCACTTGGCTCACGACGATTATTTCCTCTATCGGTCTTTGGCCGATTGCGATAGCGGGGCTGGTCGTGCTTTTCATCGCGGTGGTGAACCAGTTCGGCGATGCTATTCAAGCGAAATTGCAAGAGGTGGACGCGTGGCTTCAAGGCATTTTCACGCGGGATTGGAGCGAGACTTTCGGCATCCTGGGCAATCTGCTGAATGCATTTTTTTCGAACGTAAAAAACATATGGGATAGCATCAAGTTGGTATTCGATGGCATCATCGACTTTATCCGCGGCGTATTCACAGGAGATTGGGAGCGTGCATGGAAAGGTGTTAAGGAAATCTTTGCCGGTATCTTCGGCGCCCTAAAGGCGGTTGCGCTCGCGCCAATCAATGCGATCATCGGTATCCTAAACGGTCTGATCGACTCCATCAACTGGGTCATTGAAAAGGTAAACGGCATATCGTTCACAAACCCGTTTACGGGGAACACGGTAGGCTTCAACTTCCCGAGTATCGGAAAAATCCCCTACCTGGCCCAGGGCGCGGTCATTCCGCCAAACCGGGAGTTTATGGCGGTCCTGGGCGATCAGACGTCCGGCCGAAACCTTGAAGCTCCGGAAGATTTGATTCGCCAGATTGTACGGGAGGAAAGCTCAGGTGCGCCAATGTCTCTTGAGGTGGAGCAGCCCATCCAACTCCTGCTTGATGGAGAAGTGATTTATCGGACTGTAACGCGCATCAAAGCGAACCGCGGCGCGGCGGTGAGCAGCAAATTTGCAGAAGAATATTAAAAGGGCGGGTGAGAAAATGGCAAGCGGAGCAGGATATATCTATCTTGGTGCATCATCTGATACCAGCAGAACAAGCTACGCGATTGCTCTACCGTATCCGGATTTGGATAAAGCGGCTTTTGAAACGTCCCGCATGGTGGACAGCGCACGCAATGCAAACGGCGAAGTGGTGGGGCGGCAGGTAGGCCGCAGCGTACATAAGCAAAACCTGGCTTGGTCCAAAATGGACAAGGAAAAATGGTGGGAAATGAACCGATGGTTTGACGATGGGCATTTTACTTTCTACTGCCACTACTTCAACCACAACTTCGGCCGCTGGGAAACGCGGCTTTTTTATTTGGGCGACGTGAAAACAAACCCTTATCTGGTCGACCCCGTAAGTGGGGAACCGGCATACTACCTTAACGCGTCGTTCAATGTCATTGACTGCGGGGTGGTGTGATGCAGCAAACATCATCTTTGTATCAGGCGGCGGTGCAGGAGCAGATTGCGCCGCAAGGATATATCCGCATCACCTTCGGTCTGACGGACACCGACGCGGCCGCGACCTGCGCGCCGCCGGAAACGGCGCCAGGCACATTCTACTCGCGCCCAGACACGATGCTGCTGGAGGACGGCACGCCGCGTGCAACCTACGCCACCTTTGAGCCGGGGCGCATGCTTGCCGACGGCTCGCAGTTGATCCCGCCCAAGCCCGGCTCCGCCGACCTGCGGCCCGAGGGGTTTGTGTCTGCGGCGCTTTGCGGCGCGGACGGCGCTTTTGCTGCGGAGGACGTTCCGGGCATTGTGCTGACGTTTTCCAAAATGCACACCGTGCCCGGTTTAACATTCACATTTGACCCGACCTGCGGGGACTGGCCCGAGGAAATGCACCTGACGGCCAGCCGGGAGGGAGCCGTATTTTTCACGGCGGATTACACGCCGGACGCGGCCGTATACACCACGCCCGACGCCATCGAGCGCTTTGACGCGCTGGCGTTCACATTCCCGCGCATGACAAGGCCGTACCGCCGCATGCGGCTGCAGCAGCTGATGTTCGGCTTCGGTCTTGTGTTCGACAACAAACTGGTACAGAATGCAACGCACAAACTGGATGTGGACCCCATTTCCCGCCGCCTGCCCACAAATTCGTTTGATTTTACGATCGTCAACATCAACACACTGACGGGCACAGGCGGTCAATATCTCTACGATCCGGACAACGCCTCCGGCATCTACAAGTACATCTCCGAACAAAACCCGGTGAAGGTGGAGTACGGCCAGTATCTTGCCGGCGGCATGACGTGGAAAGACGTTGCGGCGAACACTTGGGCGGAACTGGAGCTGAACGGCTGGCGCGAGGTGTACGAGGGCGGTGTGACGGAATGGGTGCCCGGCGGGCGGTACTACCTGACGGGCCAGCCCACGGTGGACGGGCTGTCGGCCAGTTTTAAGGCGCAGGACGCGCTTTCGGGGCTAGACGACACTTACTATAAAGGGGTATATGCTCCGGCCGGGCGCACCCTATACCAGCTTGCGCTGGATGTGCTGGAGGACAGCGGCCTTGCACCGTGCAGCGGCACCGCGCCGCCCTGGAAACTGTGGGAGGGGCTTGCAGACTTTATGACCACCGCGCCCCTGCCTGTGAAAAAGCACAAGGAACTGCTGCAGCTCATCGCTCACGCGTCGTGCTGCGTGCTGTACACCGACCGGGAAGGGTATATTCGCATTGAGCCGGCCAACGACGTGCAGGACAATTTTAAATTGGATTTCCACACGATGCTGGCACGGCCCAAGGTGAGCCAGATCCCCACGCTGTGGGCCGTGGAGTGCCCGGCATATACTTACGCGCCGGAAACTGCGGCCAGCGAGCTGCATAAGGAAAGCTATACCGTAAACGGTACGCTGGAGCTGCACCTGACCTTTTCGCAGGCGGCGGACGTGACGGTGGATGTGACGGGGGCCACGGTGGCCGCAAAGGCCGTTTTTGCGGCTGCGGCGGATTTGACGCTTGCCGGGAGCGGCGAGGCCGTTGTGACGGTCACAGGGCGCAAGCTGGAAAGCAGCGCCCGCACCGTGATGGCGCCCGTGGAAAAACCGGACGAAAACGGCAGCGTGGAGACGCTGGACAACCCCCTCGTCACCGACGCCGCGCATGCGCTTGCGGTGGCTGAATGGGTACGGGACTGGCTGCTGCTGCGCAATACCTATGAATTTGAGTACCGGGGTAGCCCGGAGCTGGACCCCGGGGACCTGATCTGGCTGGAAAGCCAGTTCGCACCGTTTACCGCGCCTGCGCGGGTGCTCAAAAATGAACTGTCGTTCAGCGGTGGGCTGAAAGGAAAGATGATCGCCAAAAGGATGGTGGACGAAGAATGAGACGCAGCAAATTCTACAACATGCGCCTGCCGGAGCGCGGCGCACGGGAGGGCGAGGCAAACGATGCGGCGGATATCGAGGATCTGACCTATGATCTTGAAATAATCGACAAAGAAATGGAGCGCCAACGTCTGGAAGACGTTCGGATGGAAAAGGAAAAGGCCACAAAGCTGGAATTGTCGCAGCATAAATCCGCCGCCGTGCTGGACCACCCGGATAACAGTGTCACGGACGCAAAGCTCGGACAGCGCACGGTACTGACGACCAGCGGCCCGTTGCAAACGCTTCTGACGGCCATCGGCAACGCAATCAAGGCCATCAGCGGTGCGGACACATGGAATGGCACGCCCGCCACCACGCTGACGGCGGCAAGGGCACATATGGACAGCAAGAGTAATCCGCACGGTGTGACAAAGACACAGGTTGGGCTTGGAAATGCGGACAATACCAGCGATGCAAACAAACCCGTAAGCACCGCACAGGCCGCAGCCATCAAAGTGGTGCAGGATGACGTGAATGCGCACAAGAGCGATACATCAAATCCACATGCTGTTACCAAGGCACAGGTTGGGCTTGGCAGTGTGCCGAATGTTCCCACGAACGACCAGACGCCCACCTATACCGCCGCATCTGCGCCGGCGGCTCTGGCCAGTGGTGAAAAGCTCTCTGTGGCCTTTGGAAAGCTGGCCGCATCGGTGTCGGCGCTCATCGCACATCTGGCGGACGGTGTGAAGCATATCACCGCCGCCGAACGCACGAAATGGAACGGGGCCGTCGACGCCCAGCACAGCCATACCAATAAGGCTTTGCTGGATACCTACACGCAGACCGAGGCAAACCTGGCATCGGCGGTCAGTTCAAAGCACAGTCATTCCAACAAAAGCGTGCTGGACGGAATCACGTCTACGCTGATATCCACTTGGGACAGCGTATCGTCCAAGCTGCCGCTGGCGGGCGGTACGTTGACGGGCTTTCTGACGCTGCATGCTGCGCCAACGGACAACATGCACGCCGTCACAAAGAAGTATGTAGACGACAAAATGGCGGCTTCTGGTAGCGGTGATATGACGAAGGCTGTATATGACACCAATGAAGATGGAGTAGTGGATAAAGCTG